GAAGTGGCAACCGAGTCTGAAACAGAGGAGCTATCTCTTGAGCAAAAAGCAAAAGCAGAACTCGCACTCCGATTCCTTACAAGGAAACGACTACTCCCATTCGTCGAAAGATTTAACCCTGACTACCAAGCTGGTTGGGTTCATAAAGACATCTGTCAACGACTTGAACAATTCTCTAAAGACGTCTCTGAGAAAAAGTCTCCAAGGCTTATGCTCTTTATGCCGCCTAGACACGGTAAAAGTACGCTTGCTTCAGTTGCTTTCCCAGCTTGGCATCTTGGTCGCCACCCTAACCACGAGTTTATTAGCTGTTCGTACTCAGGCTCGCTCGCTATGGGGTTCAGCCGAAAAGTGCGCCAACTCCTTCGTGAGCCAACTTATAAATCAGCTTTCAAAACGCGGTTGGACGCAACCTCACAATCCGCAGAAGCATGGCTTACCACTGACGGTGGCGGTTTTGTTGCTGCTGGTGTTGGTGGTGGTATCACTGGTAAAGGCGCTCATATCCTTGTTATTGATGATCCCGTAAAGAACCGTGACGAAGCAGAGTCACAGAATGCTAGGGATTCATCTTGGGATTGGTATACGTCAACGGCATATACCCGTCTTGCCCCAGGTGGCGGTGTACTTGTCATTCTTACGAGGTGGCATGACGACGACCTAGCGGGACGGCTATTGAAAGCGGCCACGGACAACGGTGAACAGTGGGAGGTCGTGAACTACCCAGCACGGGCAGAGATCGACGAACCTTTCAGAAAGGCCGGTGAAGCGTTGCACCGAGAGCGGTATGACGAAGAAGCACTGAGCAGAATTGAGAAAGCAGTTGGCCCTCGAGATTGGTCAGCTCTTTACCAGCAGAATCCAGTTGCCGATGACGGTGACTACTTCACACGCGACATGATTCAGTACTACGAGCGTGATGAGGTTGATCTATCCCAAATGCGATTTTATGCAGCCTGGGATTTAGCAATTGGTAAGAAGGATAGGAATGACTACACCGTAGGAATGGTGGTCGGCGTCAACGAATATGATGAGTTGTTCGTTGTCGATGTTATTAGGGGCAAGTTCGACGGCTTTGAAATTGTTGAACGAATCCTCGACCTATATGAAGAGTGGCGACCCTCGATCATAGGTATTGAAAAAGGTCATATCGAAATGGCTCTTGGCCCGTTCTTGGAGAAACGTGTCCGTGAACGAGGGCTATATGAAGCATATTTCAAGGATCTCAAGACAGGTCGCAGAGACAAAGAAGCTCGTGCGAGAGCTATCCAAGGTCGGATGCAACAGGGCATGGTTTTCTTGCCCAAGGACGAACAGTTTACGGGCCCTTTGGTAGCGGAGTTACTGCGCTTTCCGAATGGCGTACATGATGATCAGGTAGACACGTTGGCTTGGTTAGGTCTGATGATGACCGAATTTGCTACATATCAAGCGCCCGTGGTTCACGAACCGTCGTGGCGGGATCGTCTGCCCTTCCTTGGTAAAACGCCAAGGAGTAAATCAGCTATGAGCGCATAACTATGAAGAAGCAAACGAAAGTAAAGCTAACGCCAGAAGAAGAGCAAGCTAAAGCGTCATACCAATGGGATAGATACACACGTGCCCGCGACCACGGTCACGAAGAATATATCTACATGGCCAAGAAGTGTGATGACTACTATAGAGGTGAGCAGTGGCATCAAGAGGACATCGATGCCCTAGAAGCAGAAGGTCGTCCCGCCCTCACTATTAATACTGTTCTTCCTACTATTAATACCATCCTCGGTGAGCAGTCTAGCCGCAGAGCCGATATTAAATTTAAACCCCGTCGTGGGGGTGATCAGGAGATTGCAGACGTACTGACTAAAGTATTTATGCAGATTGCTGATAGCAACAAACTCGATTGGGTTGAGCAGCAAGTATTTTCAGACGGTCTGATTATGGACGGAAGAGGGTACTTCGATGTTCGTATGGATTTCACCGATCACGTTGAAGGTGAAGTACGGATCACGGCTAAAGATCCACTGGACATTCTTATAGACCCAGATGCAAAAGATGCAGACCCTAAGTCCTGGAACGAAGTGTTCGAAACCAAATGGATGACCCTCGATGAGATCGAAGAGACTTACGGCGAGAAGAAAGCCGAAGAACTACGATTCATAGCAGAGAATGGTAACCACTTTGGACGGGACTCGGTTGAGTTCGAAGAACAACGATTCGGTGACCTTGATCCGTCAGACGATTTGTTTGGCAGCATGCAATCGCCGGATGAAGAAGAGTACGGCAACGTCCGTTCATTACGAGTCATTGAGCGTCAGTATAAAATCATGTCTCGTGTTAACTGCTTCGTAGACCCAGATACAGGTGACTCTCGTGAAGCACCTGATGCATGGAACGACAGAAAAGTTAAGAAGTTTGCTAAAGAGTACGGCTTGACCGTTGTTAGCAAGATGAAGCGTAAAGTCCGCTGGTGTGTTACGTGCGACAAAGTTGTGCTGCACGATGACTGGTCTCCATACAACGACTTCACCGTCGTGCCTTTCTTCGCTTATTTCCGCAGAGGCAGACCATTCGGTATTGTTCGCAACCTTCTATCTCCGCAGGAGCAGTTGAACAAAATTGCTTCTCAAGAGCTACATATAGTTAATACTACAGCTAATAGTGGGTGGATGGTTGAGTCAGGCTCATTAGTAGGTATGTCAGCTGACGACCTCGAGGAGCACGGTGCTGAAACTGGTCTTGTGCTTGAGTACGCGAGGGGTACAACCCCACCGCAAAAGATCCAACCGAATACCATCCCGACTGGCCTAGATCGCATCGCACAGAAAGCTGCGATGAATATCAAAGCTATCTCAGGTATCAACGACAGCATGTTGGGTTCAGACAGCCCAGAGGTTTCTGGTGTAGCTATCCAAGCTAAGCAGAACCGTGGTGCAGTCATGATTCAAGTACCACTAGATAACTTGAAGAAGTCGCGTCAGTACCTGGCAGAGAAGGTGCTGAACCTTATCCAGACTTTCTACTCAGAAGAGCGTTTGATTCAGGTTACTGATGAGTCAGATCCACTGAAGCCTCGTGAAGAAGTTGTGGTAAATCAGATGACTTCAGAAGGCACAGTTATCAACGACCTTACTCTTGGTGAGTACGACGTAATTATTGCTACTGCACCTGCAAGAGACAGCTTCGACGAAGTTCAGTTTGCTGAAGCTATTGGCTTACGTCAGGCAGGCGTTGCAATTCCTGATGACGCAATCATCGAGTACAGCCACCTATCTAAGAAAGGTGAGCTTGCTAAGCGCATCCGCATGATGACAGGTGTTGAGCAGTCTCCAGAGCAACAAGAAATGAACCAAGTGAAAGCTCAGATGGCTATGCAGGCAGAACAACTGACTCTGGCGAAGCTAGAAGCAGAAGTGAAGAAGCTGCAGTCAGAAGCTGCTGTAAACATCGCGAAGACTCAGGACACCAGCGAAGTACAGCCACAGCTAAGAAACAACGAGCTCAACGCGAAGCTAGCTATGAAAGAGCAAGAGCTACAGCTGCGTAGAGAGCTTGCAGATTTAACTAACCGGACTCGTTCGAGTCAGGCCGAAACCAACGCTGCCACACGTATCGCCGCAACTGCGATGCAGACCGCAGCAAAAAAAGCCCCCCAATAGGAGTTTGATATGAGTGATGAAGCAAAAACAGAAGAGAAACTAGAGTTTGATGTGATGCCAGGAGCAGAAGTCATCGAAGATGATGAGCCAGCTCTCGATTTAAGTTTCCCAGAACCCGAACCTGAAGAAGTTAAGGAAGAAGAAGTTGCTGAAGAAGAAACTGAAGAGGTTGTTGCCGAAGAATCCGAAGAAACTGTGGCCGAAGAAGAGACCGAAGAGCCCGAAGTCGAAGAAACTGTTTCTGAAGACGAAGGAGAAGTGGCTGAAGTCGTAGAAGAAAAGCCAGAAGTTGCTCCAGAACCGCAAAAACGTCCAATGGTTCCGAAATCTCGACTCGATGAGGTTCTAACCAAGCAAAAAGCGCTTCAAAAACAGCTCGATGACATGAAAGCCTCCCAAGCGCCTACCGCCGAAGCTCCCGAGGAGTACAACTTCGCCGAGAAAGAGGTCGAATATCAGAACGCATTGCTAGATGGCGAGGCTGAGAAGGCTGCAGCGATCAGAACTGACATCAGAAAGGCCGAAAGAGCACAAATTGAGTTTGAAATGGGTCAAAAAATGACCGACGCAGTGTCTCAGAACCAGCAAGCGACTGCTTTGCAGCAGGCCGCGACGACTCTTGAAGCTGAATTCCCTATTTTTGATGCAAAAAGTGACCAGTACAACGAAGCACTAACCCAAGAAGTCATCGAATTACGCGACGCCTTCATTATTAAGGGTGAAAACGCCGTTGCTGCACTCTCTAAAGCCGCAAAATTTGTAATTCGCGAGAACGATTTGGTCGATATGGCTGAACC